CTTTAATTTTTTCATCTTCTTCTTTTGTATTTACTTTTTCTTCAGTATTTACAATAGGATCTAATGAACCACCTTCAGCAAGAAAGTTTTCAAATTTAGACCAAAATGGCTCTTTAGCTGTTGGTTCTAATTGTACTAGAGGCTTTAATTCTACTACTTTACCTAATTCTTCGTTTATTACTTCTTTTGCTTTTTTAGGACCAAATTCCTTAGAAAGTTGTTCAAATAATTCTTGTGGTGTTTGTTTCATAATTTATTTATCTAATAATGTTTTAATATCATTGAAATAATCGTTAATCATATCTGTCCCAATTACGACAGCAAAGCTTTTTGGATTATCTCTGTAATATTTTATTGTTTCTATTTTAGCTAGTTTAATAGATTTTTTAATATCCTCAAATCTAGTTTCTAATTTATCAAAAGCTTCTATACGTTCCGCATGGAATTTAGATACTTTATCTTCGTTTTCTTTTATATTACGGTTATACATATTAAAATAGTTTTTTAACTATCATTCCTGAGCCTTTTTGTACATAAGTACCATCTTTTGTTTTAGGAACTAATCTGTATTTAAATTCTTTTGTATAGGCACTATCAACAACCCCATCAGGACCTGCTTTAGGGCCAGGGCCTAAATCTGCTCCATCACCTAATTTACCTTCTTTAACTTTTTTATATCCTAATTCTTTATATGCTTTATCATTTGGTTTAGATCCTTTTAATCTAAAAGCATAGGGTGTATTATAAGCACCAGCTGCACCCGAAGTTGAAATTTCTTCAACTTCTTTTTCTCCCGTCATAGCTTTTTCTGCTGCTTTTTTTAATAGATTTAAAGCTTGTTTTATTTGGGGTTGGTTACCTATAGTACCAGCTTCATCAGCCATTATTTCATCAGCAATATCTAAAAGTGATGCTGCTAAATGATGAGGTAATTTAACGTAATTAGATAATTTTGTTTTATTACTTGGATTTAAATCCATTACATCTCCATCAATACCCGTAGCTTCTTCAATCTCCCCTTCCATAGTCATTCTTTTGTACTCGTCTGGGTATTCATTACGAAGATGTTTTCTAATTTTATTTCTTAATGATCTAGCTTCTTCGTAAAACTCTCTGAATTTTTCATCGTCTTTGGTTTTAGTGTAAACACCTTTAGAAGTAGAAATTAATGCATCAGCATCATCAAGTAATTTATCCAAAGCAGGGAGGTTAGTAATTTTCCAAGATATTTGTCCTGTTTCAGGGTTTACATTAGTAACAGTAAATTTAGTATCACCATCTTTACTATAGGTAACTTTTCCTATACGTTGGTCATCTTTTGGAATTCCTGTTTCCTTTTCAGCCGCTTCGGGAGAAGCAGTTTTAGACATTTCACTAAGTTTATACTTGTATGCCATTTGCTACTTGTATTTCATTTATTAATTGATAATAACGTAACAAATCAACTAAATTATCATCTCCAACTTTATCAGTTTTCTTTAATTCAGTTAAAAATTTAGATACTTCAGTAATTTTTATTTGAGTAGCTTTATCTTTAATATTTTTATTTTCTTTAACTAGAATGTTTTTTAATTCTATAATTTTATTATTATAAAAATTTCGTAAGTCTGGAGTTGAGTCTACTGAATTTATATACTCTTTAAGTACTTGTTTTTGATCATTAGTTAGTGAATCATATTTATCATTAAATTTTTCTAATAATACTTTATATGTTAAAGTTCTTATATCTTTATCGTATGTAGAAAATTCTTCAAGTACTGTTTGTTTTTTATCTTTTGAAATTTCTTTCTTAGTTAAATGTTCTAATATAATAATCTTACTATCAGTAATTTGATCTAAGTTTAATTTTTCGTTATGAAAACTTTCAATTAAAGTATATATAGCAGCTATTTCTTTATAATTAGATATTTTAGAACCAAAAAATGATTCCAAACTATAATGTTTTTTAATTTCATTAATTAAATTATATTTTTGCTTTTTTACTGATTTTCTATTAAATCTAGTGGATGCTTCTAATATAGTATTAATAACTAAAGTAGCTTTGCTTTCAGTTAATACTTTTGATTTAAGTACAGATTCATATATCTTATATTCTCTACCTAAACTAGTATTAATAAAATATTCTTTTAATATATCTATAGCTGGAGAATCACCACCTTTTAATGTATCAGCAGTAATTTGACGTACTAACAGTTCAAATAGTATACCTGTGTTTTTGTACTTTGAGTGTTTTATTTTCATTAAAAAATATATTTATTTATAAATATTAAAAGATATTTACTTCTTTAATTGTTTTTCATCTAATAATGAAGTATCATCTTTATCTTCTTCAAATATTAGTTTTTTCTTATTTAAGCTTTTTAAAAATCCTAAGTTTTTTAAATGGGCAGATTTAGTTGCTTCTAAAGCTAATGGACTACCTCCCTTATAGTTAGTTTTTATAGAATTAGAATCATTTTTATCTTTATCCTTCATACGTTTAATTCCTAATCTATCCTTACCAAAATTATCATCTTGGGTATTACGTTTAGTATTAGTATCTTGTGGTCTACCTAATTTAGGATCATCAGCAGCATATTTTTCGGGTTCTGGTACATTTCCTGGGTCAGTATACATTCTACCCTTACCATATAATGAGGCTAAATCATGAGGAGTACCATATGATTTACCCGTTTCTACAGGATCATTACCCTCTGCTTCTATTTGTGCTATTCTAAATTTGCGTTTAGCATCTTCTCTAACTAAATCCCTATACTCATCATATTGATCCTCACTAAATTGATATACATTATCATAAATCCAATCAGATGGAACTAATCCTTGGGATAGTAATTGTTCAGCTAATTCAGATTTAGATTTTAATAATTCTACTTTTTCCTGTTCTAATACAATAGACGGACTAGACATTTCTAAGGTAAAATTAGTTAATGTTTCATCAGTGTATCCTTGAGTATATAAATGAACTAAAGCAATTTTATTTAATTCTGATAATACAATACGTTGCAAACGTTCAATTGTACGGGCAAATCTAATATCCTGTGCTGCTAATGTAGCTTTACCTTCTATATCTTCTTCATACCCTAAAAATGCTTTTGGAATTTTTAAAGCTGCAAATAATTTTTCTCTTAAATATTCAACATCTTGAATCCCATCATACTGTAATCCTGGGGTTGTTTCTATTTTAGTTGTTTGATCATTTCCACGAACAGGGATATAAAAATCCTCCATCATGTTTTGCATGTTATATTTTAGATTATAATCACCAGTTTTATTATCTTGGAATGGTGTACGTTTTAGATTACCAATAGTTTTTTGCATAAATGCATCTATTTCATTTGGAGGAATAGATCCAACATTCATATAAAAAATACGTTTTTCAGGGGCACGAGCAATTCTATGGATTAACATTGCATCTTCCATTAATACATATTGTTTATATAATCTACGAGCTGGTTCAATATATGCTCTACCATAAGGTAAATAATTAACATCTGAAATTAATCTAAAATGAGCCATTTCATAATTATCAAAAAATACCCCCGTTTCATTTTGTAAATTAGAAGTTCCAGCTGCTCCTCCAACGGGATACATTCCTGAACTTATATTGTCTAACCCATCAGCTATAAATCTATATCTAATTTCTGACATATTTTCTGGGTTAAATCCTTCTTGTCTTTCAATATGATAAGCTGTATAAGGAATAACATTATATACACCAAATTTTTCAGCTATTTCTAATTTTAAAAAGAAATCTCCATATTTACACATTTGACGTATCCACATCCAAAGATTAAATTCAATATTTAAAACATCATAAAATAAATTATATAATATTTTTTGGATATCTTCATTAGCACTTCTAATTTGTAAAACCTCACCCATATCATTTTTAAGTGTAGATTCATCAGCTAATATATCAAGAGCAGAAGCTATAATAGCATCCTGATCCATAACATCATATTCTGAATACATATAAGGTCTTAGATATTGATAATTTATATTAAATTGTGCTCCATAAAGTGAAGTGGGAGTAGTAGAAAAAATTCTGTTATATCTATCCATTAATGAATTAGTTTCTAATTCACCAGTAGCTTGAATTTTACCACTATCAATTACTTTGATTTGATTTCCTCCAACATTTCTAATTACTACGTCAGTAGAAAATAATTTTTTTAATCTTGAAAATATGCTTTTATCAGCCATAATGTATTGTTATTGTTATAAATATGGTTTAAAACAGCCATCTAATATCTTCTTTACCATCCGCTGTTTTTATGTTATAAGGATTACCTGCGTTTGCTGTCCCATAACCGCCTTGATAAGGAGTTCTATCAACAGACATATTACTTAAAGCATTTTTTGTTGCTTGTAATCCCTGTTGTCTCATTTTAAGTGCTGTATCTCTAATATACATAGCGATACCAAATGACATTACTAAATCATCATTATATCCACTTTGAGCTTCAGCTCTATTATTTTTCCATATAAAGGTTTTCATTTCTTCTATTAACCTTTTTGATTGTATTGTTACCCCTTTATCACTAATGTATTCCTGAAATTTACCTATTATCATAGGGCGCGTTCTAGATGACATTGTAAAACCAGCTACCATTTTTGAATGATCTTGGTACTTATCAAAGTACGAATCAGATGTTGGGGAATCACTCTTTTTTGAATAATAAAGATTAGGATAAGCTCTATCTATTGCAACTTGTATAGTTGCCCACCCTATATTAGCATTTTCAATTACTAACATAGCTTCATTATATTCAGTAGCTAAACCAACTAATAAATGACCAAATTCTTTTGTTCCTAATTGTCCTTTATATTCAGCTACTTGTACATTATTTTCCACATCAATTACATGACATGCAGAATAATCTTTTCCATCACCTCTAGCAACATCAGCTACAACAACATAATCCCTAGTATAATCAGGTGATTCCCAAACCCATAAATTTTGATCAGCACCTCTTCTTTCCATAGCATCTTTTACATAAGTTTTTTCATAAAAATCTATATATTCAGGATAAAATACAATATCACCAGAAGTACTAAAATCACAATCACATTCTTGAGCTGCCATTCTAGGATCTCCTAATAATTCATCTTGTCTTTTTCTCCATGCTTCATTCCTTTCGGGATGAACATACCAAGGTAGTTTAATAGGTAAAAATTCATTTTCTGAAGATTCTGCCCTAGTCCAGGTTTGATGAAACCAATTACCTGTACCATAGGGGGTACTTAATGCTATACAACCACCTCCAGTTGCTAATGTTTGTTGTGCAGATGCCCAAATTTCTCCGATATTATCAATAAAAGCTGCTTCATCTATTAATAGTAAAGATACTGCTTCTGATCTACCTGCATCACTTGATGCTGAAGTAGCCTTAATTTGGGATCCATTTTTTAATCTCAAATTTAATTTATTATTTTCAGCTGCATCTACTTTCAGCCATGAAGGTAAATTTTCATACATAAATTTTACCTTTGTAACCATGTTTTTAGCTGTTTCTTGTTTTGTAGCTATACAAAGAATATTTTTATCTTTTGCAAATAACATCATCCATAAAGAATACCCAGCTGATAGTGTTGAAATGCCTAATTGTCTAGATTTTAGAATAATTGAATACGGGTTATCTCTCATTAGAGTTAACACCTTTTCTTGAAAAGGATATAGATTAAATTGTATACGTCCACGTTGTGGGTGTTGTATATAACAGTATTTACGCATAAAATGCACTGGATCTTTAGCGCATTTAAGATATTCTTGACGTATTACCCTTTTTAAATCAGCCATATATTATTTTAATAATACTACTACTCCTACTACAGCTATAATACCTGCTCCACCCATAAGTTTAGTTTTTAACTTTTGTTTTTTTAAATCGGATTGTAGTCTTTTAGATAATTCCTGAGATAAGGATAATTGATCGGCTTTAGTAAGCATAATAGATTCAAAATTTCCTACTTGGAAATTTAAATTTTCTATAACACTATCTTTTAAAACAACCTTTTGTTCTAATAATTTTATTTTACTTATACTTAGTGATAATTCTTCTTTTATTCCATCACCAGTTATCAAATCCTTGATCACTAGTTTTGCTATCGGTTTTTTCAGTTGAATCGATGTACTGTCTGTAACGTTCTGTGAAAAACCTTTCAAGCTCATCATCATCAAAAGAATCAACGGCATTAACTTTTTCATTTACTTTCCATTTTAAAGTTCTTATTCTATTATCTTTTAGATCGATTTGTTGATCTAATTTTGATATTTGACCATTTAATGTATCAATTTTAAAAGTCAATTCGTCATTTATATGATGCAACGAATCGACTTTTTGTTCTAATGCTACTATTTTAGCATTGTAATCTTCAGTATAATCTTCTTCATTAGAAAATAATAACCAAGCTATAATAACTAATAAAATAACAATCTTTAATGAATACAAAAACCTTTCGTTAAATTTCATATCTATTTATCTAAAATACTATCTAATTCTTTTTTTAATTTGGTTTTAGATTTTAATTTATTTAATAAATCTTCTTTTTCTTGCCCCTCAGCTTTAGAATATTTTTTAGCTAATGATTTCATTTCACGAGTTAATATAGCTAATTCTTCAGCTGCTTTAGCTAAACTTTTGTTTTTTTTAATTTCGGCATCAGATGGTTCTTTATCTTCATCTTCTTTAAGTCTAGTTTTTAATACTAAGTCTTGATATGCTTTATCTATATCACCCTTATATAGTTGTTTAGTAACTTTACGCCCTAACTCTTCTAATTGATCATCATTTAATGAATGAGGTTTTCTAAAGCCATCTACATATCCTCTTCCTATATCAACATAGTCAGCTGGGTCAACAACATCATCTACTGATTTAGCTACTTTTTCTTCAATACCGGCATCTTTTTTAGCAGCTTCTAAATCTTGGATAGCTGCAGTTAATTCTTTAGTTTTTGCAATTTCTTCTTCAGTATCCTCGGATAGGGTAGAGATAATATTTTCTCTGATATAATTTTTTAATTCAGATTTTTTCATCGTAATAAGGGTTTTATTATAAATATGTTAAAGCCCTGTAATATTTAATATTTGTTGAATACGTTCATCTGTAGATCCAGATATTTTTTCTACTGATTGGCATCTATGACCATATCTTTTAATTAATGTAGTAATAGTAAAATCTATTAGGTCCCTATAATATTCATCAGTTTCTCTAACTCCATTATCTTCTATAGGTAAACCATAAGGAGAAATATAAAATATATAATCATATTCTCTAATAAATTCACTAGCATAAGTTTCAAATGCTTCTTTATCTTGATAAGGAATAGATTTAGCATTCATTGTAAATGCCATAACATCAATTACTGTTCTATCCGTTATAATATCAGTTTGAATTAATTCAGCACAACGTTCAGCTAAAAATACTGTTTGACCTTTTAATGTTGAATCAGTATTTAATGGTATACCTTGCTCCATTAAAAACTTAGAACGTTCTGTCCTAAACATATAATCTTTAAACTGTTTTGTTTCTTTTAAAGCATTTACTAATGTAGTTTTACCTACACTCATTGTACCACATAAACCTATTTTCATATTATTATTTTTTTAATAACCAACTACTTGATTGAATTTTATTACCTAACCCATCTATTAAATGTACACCAAGTTCTTCACATATCCTAGCTTCTGGGATAGAATTGTTATTTTGGTCTCCTCCATTTGCAAAGTATAAACTATGATTTTTTCCTAAATCTGAATGTATTTGCCTTATAGATTCTATAACTGTTCTATCTTTATCAATAGAAAGTGTTGCAAAATCTACAGTTCTAATTGCTCTTACAATAGTTAATCTTTCATCTTCTTTTTGAAATTCTTTAGAACCTTTTAATTCTCTTTGAATATCATTATTAACAATTACCCAAAGTTGGTTACCATGTTCTTTTGATTTTTCAAAATATTCAAGGTGTCCCTTATGAATAGGATTAAAATAACCTGATACTATAATAACTTTACTCATTAATTTCTATAATCTGAAAGATGTGCTTTCATTGATTGGTTTTTATAATAAGGTAAGCCTTCTCTTTGTTTTCTAGCTTCGCTCCATTCTTCTTTAGACATTTTAATACCATATAAATGATATTCTCCTTTTTTTTCTATACCTTCAGGAATTAAAGCATGTCCTTCCCAATTATGAAGTTTACCATCCCAAACATAGGCAATGGTTCCGTCTACTTTTTTTAATCTTTTACTTTGTGGAAATGGTGTTTTTTCTATTTTCTTCATAATATTGTTTATTGTAAATATACGAAATTTATTTTAGTTATCCAAAATATACTCTGCAACATAAGTACCTTGTGCACCACTTACTGTTATACCTCTAGCAGAAAGTGCATCACCAACAAAGTGAACGTTAGGATACTTAGTTAGGGCTAAACTGGAATAATCAACAAGTGGCTCAGGAGAAAGATATTTTACTTCAGGCACATAAATACCCCAATCATCTTTTAATGTTGGAAATACTTTTTTCATGTCTTCAATAAAATCTAATACATACCAAAAATAGGGTTGCATTGCTTTACTTATTTTATGTGTTGTATCAACTTTAACTGCCGATACATCTATACCTTCTGATGTAGTTGATGGTTCTCTACTTGGACTATAGTATAACCCTGTACCATCTTTTTGTAACTTATTTACTACATCTCTAGACCATTCAAATGGTTTATCAATACCTCTAACTTCCATTAGAATACCAAAATTAGTCATATCATTTCTAAATGATTCATCTTTTTTAGCATGTCCAT